CGGCGGTGCCCATGCCCATCTGCGGGATGCGCTCTTCGGCGTCGATCATGGCGTTGATCAGCGCCTTCTGAGCGGTCGCCGAAGTGCGGATATCCGACACGTCGACGTTGGCGATGCGGACGGCGTAGCGCCAGTCGCGGACCGCAAGCCCCACCTTCCAGGTGAAGTGCGAGCGGAACGCCTGATACTCGCCGCCGTTGCCGTCCGAGACGGTGTCTTCGCCCAGGTCCTTGTGGACGAGGCCCGCTTCGGCGCCCTTCGGCACGATGCCGTGCAGGGTCTGGTCGCCGAACACCAGCAGCCAGATCGAGGTGTTGTCGGTGCCGGTGCCGCCCGCGTCGATCACGTTCTGCGCGCATGCCGCGTTCGCGGTGTTCACGGTGTTGTACCGCGGGGCGAGGCCCAGGAACTGCTTCGGGTCGGTCGCCGGGTTGCCGTAGAACAGGGCAGTCGCAACCTGCTGGTTCATGCTCTCGATGAACGGGCGGTCCTCCGAGAAGCGGAACGCGGCGCTGTTGCCGTTCAGCCGCAGCAGTTCGGCGTCGACCTTGCTGTAGGCCTCCAGCATGCCGCAGGCCTCGTCCACCTGGACGGTGGTCGACTTGCTGGACGGAACGCCCTGGTTCAGCATGCGCCAGTAGACCGACGGGAGGCCGGTGCGGATCGTGGTGCGGTGGCCGGTGGGCAGATTGCCCTCGACGAAACCCAGATCGGTCAGGATTTCGTTGGTCTGGTTCAGCATCTCAATCACGGTCGCGACCGCGCCGTTCGGATCGAGACGCTTCTTCCAGTCCGTGAGAGTCAGAGCGGTGGAAGCAAGAACGGACATGGTCAGCTACCCTTCTTCATGCTGGGGTACATAGCCGCGAGCGTGTCCGCCGCGGAATTGGTGGAGCCGGCGGGCTGGCTGGGGAGCTTGGTCCCGCCGGCAAGCTGCATCAGGCTTTCGACGGCCTCGACCCCGGCGGCACTGGTGACGGCGCCGCGGATCGCGTCGAACTGCGCTTTGGGCAGCTTGGCCTCCAGGAACTGCGTCACCGTGGAGATGCGCTCCGGGGCCTTGTCGCCCAGCTTGCCAAGCTCGGCCTGTGCGGCGGCGTTGCTGGCCTCGATGGCGCCGGCTTCCATCTTCACGCGGAGCCCAACCATCGCGGCGAACTGCGCCTGTGTAAAACCGTGCTCCTTCGCCACGTCGCGGGCCGCCGCCAGCAGCGGGTCCGCCGGGTCGATCTTGACCGGGCTGTCCGCCGGAAGGTCGACCACGTAGCCTGCGGCCTCGGCCGGGACTTCCCCAGCGCGTTGCAGCAGCGCCGCAATGTCGACCTTCGGCTTACCGGTCTCCGCATCCCATTGCGCTTCCGGGATGTAGTCCGGGCGCGTCGCCACCGGCGCGGGGGCCGGGGCAGGGGTGGGGGCAGGATCGGGCGTCGGCGCCGGGGACGGCGCGGGAGCCGGGGGGGGCGGCACCGCCCCCGGATCAACCGCGGGCGGGATATTCGCGTCGGAGCTCGGAGGGGTGTTGGTCTCGGCCATTTGCAGTCCGCGTTTCGATTACCCGGACAAGCTGCCTTTGTCCCTCAAGGTAGGCCAACGCACTGTGCGAGAGGTTCGGGTCTGCTCCTCGCTCGATGGTTTGCGCTCGCAGCAGGGCCAGCACCTCCAGCCCGTCGGGCGAGCCGAACACCCGGCCGAACAGGCGGTCGATGCGCTGCGCCTCCTCCTCCGCCTTCTGCTTTTGCTCCGCGGTCAGGCGCGGGCGCTCGATGTCGTTCCAGCCGCTCATTGCGTCGGGCCTCCCTGCCCACCCTGGCCGCCGGGAAACATGCCGGCCTGTTGCGCCATGCCCATGGCCTGCTGAACCATCTGCGCCACCTGTTCAGGCGAGCGGAACACGCCCAAGTCGTCGACGCCTTCCGCCTTCGCCAACTCCGCGGCGACCTTCGGTCCGTCGATGACCATCATTGCCTGTTGCGGCCCGAGAACCTGCGTGATGTTGCCGACGACGGCCATCAGCCGCTGACCCTTTTCCTGTTCGCCAGACCGCACCAGGGCGGACGTGGGGGTCAGCTTGACCGGGCCATGCCCACCAAACTTCACCTCGGGCAGGGTGCCGCGCTTGGCGAGGAGGTAGGCGAAGCGGCGGATGATCGCGAACTGCCAGTCGACAATGAGCCCGCCAGCCGGGGCGCCCATGCGGCGGGAGGTCTCGCGCGCCTGATCGAGCCACTGCGTTGCCGTCGGTGGCGTGCGGCCAAGCTGTTCGGGCTTGTCCTGGAACAGCGCCCGCTTGATCTGGTGCTGAAGCTTTTCGACCTGGAGGTATCCCACGTCAAAGCGCGCGTTGGTCTCGATGGCATCGATCTTCGAGCCGGGCGCCCTGGGGAACCAGTCGCCGGCTCCTACGCCCTGGCTGACATCGATCACGCCGTCGTCGTCATAGGTCACCGGCGGGTCGACCGCCTTGTCTGCATTCCGCAGCACAAGCTCGACCAGCTTGTTCACCGTCTTGATGTCCGGCAGCGCGTTGTAGAGCGGGCCGAACCCCCAGGCGGTGGAGCCGTCGATATCCCACGGGCAGACGATCATGGGGCAAGAGCCCTCGCCCTTGTAATCGTCGGTCAGCAGGATATCCCCGCCGGTCACCAAGACGAACCGCCACCGCTCGGTGCCGCGGTCAGACCAGTCCCGCCACATGCCCTCCGTCACGTCGATTTCGGCGTCGTTGTTCTGGAGCGACGGCGGCAGCACGGCGCCCGACCACATGACCGGCACCAGCGACGCGCGCACCCGGAACTTCCGGAACCTGCCGTCGATGCAGCCGCCGGGGCCGCGGTCAAGGTAGAGGTCCGACACCGGCACACAGGTGCATTCGATGGGCAGCGAGGGGTGAACATCCTGGATCAGCATCGCCGCGGTGCCGACGGCCAAATCCCGGTAGCACTCGCGGGCAGCCTTCGCGAGGTTGCTTTCGCCGATGGCCTGCCACAGGACGCGCTTGTATGCCGCGATTTGCTCGGTCATCAGCCGTTCGTCTGCCGGGTCCATTTGCATGGTCTCGGACGGCGCCAGCTTCACCCACTCGTCGGTGAACGGAGGCGTGAACGCATTCAGGATGTCCGATGCGAAATCGGCCGTCGCGTCGATCGCGGTGCTGTCAAAGATCTCGTCGATGCTGTCTTGGGGCGAAGTGCCGTCCTGCTTGTGCCGGTGCGGCATGACCAAGCGGTAAATGTCGTCGTGGCGCGGCCGGACCTTGTTCTTGTCCCGCTGCGCCCTGCCGAATCGTTCCTGGAAATCTTTCAGCAGCGCGTCGTTGGGGGCGGCCATGTTAGCCGCTCCCCAGCAGCGACCGCGTCGAGAACCCGCCCTGGCCGGCGGACAGCAGAGACCGCTTGCCGAAACGCGCGTTCATCGACCGGGTTTCCACGGTCAGCTGATCCTGCGTCGCCTTCAGCCGGTCAGCCTCGGCTCTCTCCCGCTCGATGCGGTTCTGTTCGGCGATGGCCGGGTCTTCAGCCGGCGCGCTCGGTGATCCACCCACGGGAGGCCTCGTATCTCAGTTCTGCACCACGCCGCAGAAGGTCGCGGTACAACTGGATCGGGACCAACGCACGGCTCCGCAGCCGCAGCAGATGCGCCACCGCCGGCACGCACCAGAAGCCCAGCCGCAGCATCGGCCCCCGCTCCGGTTCGGCCGGGGGCTCGTAGCGCAGGACGTGGGACGAGACGGCGCAGATGCCGCCAATGGTCGCGTCGGCCGCTGGCCCATCTGGCAGAACGGAGACACACGTTTCGCGGGTGAACACGCTGTAGATCACCCACACGCCCGCGTCCGCATCCCAGCCCCAGGCCTCGACATGCCGGAAGCCCGGCCGGCAGAACAGCCGATCCCACCACGGGCGAGGAACGCGGGGGTCATCGGTGAAGGCGATCAGCCAGGACCGGACCATCAGCGGATCCTCCGCAGGGCTTCCGCGCGGCCGCCGCCGAACACGCTGGTCGGGCGCTTGGTGTTGGTGGGCTTCTTCGGGCCGGCGGCACCGGTCAGCAGCGCCCGGCCTTCTCCACCGCCCAGCAGCAGGTATTGCCCGGCGTCCGCGATGTGCGAATGCTCGTCCTTGATCGGCGTGTCGCTGTAGCGGTCCGCCCCGACCTTCAGCTTGGCGTATCGGTAGCCCCATTCCACCGCGGCCTTGAACCGGACGCAACGCGGGGAAATCAGCATGGCTGGATAGCCGTTCACCAGCCGGGAAAGCGCGCTTTCCACCGCTTCCTTGCGCACCGTGAAATCGTTGGTGCTGGCCGGCAGGATCGGAAGGCCGCAGGCGCGGAAGATCATGAACGGGGTCCGCTCGTCGCTTTGCGCCCGCTGGTCGCCGGCAGGGTCGCCGGTCAGGCTGAAGCGGAAGCCGGGGAACCGGGCCGCAAGCTGCTTTTTCAGCAGCGGCGCGAAGGTGATGGCCCCCATGCCGGCGTCGCCGTCCGCGACAAGCTCATCGAGGATCAGCCACCGGCCGTTCACCTCCTGGCCGATCAGCGCCGCCGGGGTCAGACCGAAATCCACTCCAACCTGGATGGGCACATTCGGCACCGGCTCCAGTTCCTGCTTCGCCAGATGCAGCGACGCCTTATAGCCGGGCCAGACCGGGCGCCCGGCCTTCACCCGGCCCAGTTGGTTGCACAGCGAAACCCGCACCTCGTCCACCGGCCGGCCCTTCGCCGCGTTCTCGTAATAGCCGGGGATCAGCCAGCGGGTGTTCTCCGCCGCCGGGTTCGGCTCGAAACGGATGTGGTTCCCCTGATCGTCCGTCACCTCCAGCAGGCCGCCGGGCTGGTTCAGGAACAGCCAGTCATCCGGCCGGGTCAGCGCCCGCCGCTCATCCTCTCCCAGCGTCGAGGGAATCGGCACGTCACCCCGCATGATGGGGATCCAGTGGTCATCCGACGGCGCGTTCGTGTCCAGGATCACCATCGACCGGGTCGGGCCGCCGTCGATCATGGCCGGATAGCGGCCGATGCGCTCCATCAGCGTCGACACGATCGCCCGCGGCACTTCACGCGCCTCGTTCACCCACGCCGCGGTGATTTCGAACGACAGCAGCTTCTTGCGGTCCTCATCGCTGTCCATCGCCAGGAACCAGACATCGCATTCGACATCGCCCACCCGGATTTCATGGCGGAACGGCGCGGTGTCGTAGAACTTCCCAAATTGCTCCTCTGGGAACAGCTGCTTCCACGTCGCGATCGTCGTTGTCTTCAACTCGCTGAAGGTGTTGCGGATCACCAGCATGCGGGTCCGCCGCTTTCCCGTCGGGCCGGGCGTCTGCTGCGTCATCAGCATGAACAGCTTCATGGCCGACGCGCTCGACTTGCCGGACCCCACCGGCCCCTGAATGCAGATCAGCCGCGACGCCGTGTCCGCCAGCATCTGCCGCAGCGTTGGCCCGTCCGGCTTGTAGGTCTTCATGCCCTCGGGCGGCTTCACGGTCATGTCAGCCTCTTGCGAACGAATGTTGCGCGTTTGTGGGGGTGGGAAAAATCGTGAGGAGATGCCCCGCAGAGAGAAGGGCGCGCGGGTTTCCGCCCCCGGGGGTCCGCCGCCGGCCCGCCGTGAGAAGGCCCCCGGGGGGTGGGGTGCCGCCTGGCCTGCTGTCCGGGCGGCCCGTCGCTCGATAGGAATGGCGGTGTGCTTTCGGTCCTGCCGTAAAGCGCATAGCCGCCATTATGTTAAATCCGTTTCGCCGTAACGTGTTGATATCGCTACGTTCACGGTCGCGGGGCATGGCGCACCCCATTCCTACACTACATCTGGTGGGTCATCGTCCCCGCTCGGCCCCTCGATGGCCCTGACCGCCGTCCCATCAAGGACAGGCGTCACATCGGTCACGGGCGTCAGGTCGATCACCCAACCGACTTGGACGTTGCCCGTGTGGTTGATGTTCGCCTCGATCCGGTCGCCGTAGACGCGCGGGAGGATCTTCGAAGCGGCCCACTTTGCCGCATCCAGCCGCACCCGCAGCAGGTTGGGGTCTGCCTTCGCGTCCGGGTCCATGGCCATGTCCACGATGCCGTCCGCCAGGGCGTGGGCCTGCTGCTCGCGCGCACGCGCGTACTGGTCCGAGAGCCCAGGTGGTTGATCCTCTCTCACCCATCGAAGGAACGAGTTGTGAGCGATGTCGTGGGCAGCGCAGGCCTTGCGGGCGCTGGTGCCTCCGCTGATGGCTGCGAGGATAGATGCGACGGCGTCAGCGTCGTAGGCAGTGCGAGCGGGCGCGGCCGGCTTGGGCGCTGCGTGGTCGGGCAGGTCCAGGCGTTCGGGGGCGGGCGCGTCGGGGCGCTGGGGGGATCGGGTGCGTGCCATGCCGAGGAGGATAGCTTCGGGCCGGCGGACCAACCTACGCACTGTGGAACTGTGTGGGAGGGGCGCGCGCGAGGCGTGGTCATGCTCTGGAAAGCGTGTCAAGAGGCTTGCGTTTGAGCGAGGTGCGGCAACGGGTTGGGCGAGGGGCCAACTTCGAGTGACTCACAAAGGGTCGGATTTGATTCGCCCCGGTGCGTTCTGTGCGGGGTACGAGTCACTCATAGTCCGAGGATGACCGCGGACGAGTTCAAAGCATGGCGGGAGCGCCACCGGATGACCCAGGCGCATGCAGCCACGCTGTTCCGCGTGGCGGTAACGACTGTCAGCGCGTGGGAGTGCGGACGGTTCGGCCTCGACCCAAAGGTGCCGATCATCTGCGACAGCTGGGACGTGATGCGGCCGGAGCAGCGCAAGCAGCTGTTCGAACGCTGGGGCCTGAAGCCCGCGAAGAAGGGCAGGGGAGCGCGAACGGATAGCCCCGTCCTGCCCCGCCGTTGAGGCGTGGCACGCACGAACGGGTTGCCCCGCATGGGTGGTAGCGGCGGAGCGTTCGACGCACTCAGCGCGCAAAAGAAACGGCCGCCCCGAAGGACGGCCGCTTGAACGTTGGTGACGTTCGGACTGTGGTGACGGTCAGGCCGCCACGGCGCCCGGCACCGGCTGCGGGTTGCTGACCTTGCGAGGGTATGCCTGCGCCCGTCCGTCCTCGATCATCATGGCCCTGGCGCGGCGGGAGCATCCCCGGCAGCCGGGCGTGTGGGCGAACTGCCTTGCGCGGCTGTCGTTGGTCGCGGCGTCTCCACAGGCCGCCGCTTGATCCCAGCACCATTCCTGCCGGGGTGGCAGCGTCTCGGGCGGGTGCTCGGCCGGGTCCACCCAGCAGTGCGGGCGGCCGGTGTAGACGTTCATGCTGTCAGCCATTCGCGGCCTCCTTCAGGCGGGTGTCTTGGTTGGCGGGCTGGGGCAGGGTGACTGCTAGGCGCTCGACCATCTCGATCCGCCGTCCGATCCAGGCCATGACGGGCACGGCCATGCTGTTGCCCAGGGCCTTGTAGCGGGGGCCATCGGCGGCAGGTTTCCCCCGGTACGGAACATCGGTCCATCCATCAGGGAAGCCCTGTAGGCGCTCGCATTCTGTCGGGGTTAGGCGGCGGACGCCTGCGGCTTGGTTGACCATCGGCTGTCCGCGACCTGTCCCATCCTCGCTGGCGTCGAAGCCTTCGGCCTTCAGCGTGTGGGCAACATCGCCCGTGACGCACTGGATCAGGTGGCTGTTCGGATCGGTGCCGGTTGTCAGGGCATCAACGCGATCCCCGGTTTCCCAAGCCCCGCAATTGCCGGAAGTCCGGTAAGCGGCGACGAACGTCTCCGTGTCCAGATCGTACCGGCCGGCGCTCCTTGTCAGGCAGGTTCCGACATCGCGCTCCCCGCCTGGTCCAAACGGGACGTAGAAACCTCCCTGTGCCTGGTTGTCGTCTGCGCCGCCCGCGCCAAGGCTCCGTGTAAGGGCTTGGGTAGTGACCGCCCCCGCTTCTCGGCTCGGCGCAGGATGCCCTTGCAGGCTGTGGCGCTCAAAAAGTACCGCTGCGGCACGTCGCCAGTCTCCAAGACATCCGACAACGAACACACGGCGGCGTCGCTGGGCCACTCCGAAGTATTCAGCGTTAAGGGTTCGGTAGGCCCACCCATACCCGAGTTCGCCCAAGCCCCCGAGGAAGGCTCCAAAGTCCCGTCCGTGGTTGCTTGACAGGACGCCGGGGACGTTCTCCCAAACCACCCACCGGGGCCGAAGTCGGCGAGCAAGCGTAAGGAATTGAAGGGTGAGGTTGCCACGGTCTCCAGCCATGCCAGCTCGGAGGCCGGCGACGCTGAAGTCTTGACAGGGGGTGCCGCCGACAAGAAGGTCAATTGGGTCATACTGGCCTGCCTCAATGGTCGTGAAGTCGCCGTGCAGCGGCACGGTCGGGAAGTGGTGGGACAGCACGGCGCGGGGAAACGCCTCGATTTCCGAGAGGAACGAAGCGCGCCAGCCAAGCGGGTGCCAGGCGACAGAGGCGGCCTCAATGCCGCTGCACACGGATCCGTAGCGCATCACGCTGCCCCCTTCCTCGCCGTGGCGTCGTCGTTCGCCGGCTCCGGCAGCACGAGCGCCGCGGGCTCCTCCGGCAGGCAGTCCCAGGCGCCGTTGAACAGCCCGGCGGCCTCGAAGCGGTGCTGCATGTCCGCGGCGACGGCCGGCGCGGCGTCGTGCTGAACCCGCCCTTCGGCGAACATGGCGCGGGCCACCTCCAGCGGCGCGTGTCGCGGCCCCAGGTCGTAGCCGGCGGCCTCCATGGCCTCCAGCCATAGCAGGCAGGCGTCCGCGATCACCGGCACGTCGTGGTTCGGGGCCACCTCCAGCCAAGCGTGGTCGCAGGCCCGCGACAGCACCGCCAGCACCTGTTCGCGCCGTTCAAGCGGGATGTGCATGACGGGATCCACAACGGCCGGGTGGAGGTGCGGCAGGACGGAGTTGGCGAAGGCCTTGCTCTCGTCGGTGGCCTTCTTCGACAGCAGCATGGTCATCGCGATCGAGTAGAGCATTTGCCCGGCCATTGCCCGCTGGATCGGCCGGCGGAAGTGCGGATAGGCCTGGATGAACTCTCGCCATTGCGCCGGCGTGGGCTTGGGCGCGGTGGTCCGGTGCTTGGTCTTCATCGCCTCACATCTCCGCCATGTCGTGTTGCGCTTGGGTGGTGGACGGGTCAGCGCCGCGGTCGGTCCAGTCCTTGAAGTGCGGTCCGGGGAAGTCCAGCAGCAGCGCGGGATCATCCTTCGCGCCGATGTCGGCCGGCGGCGTGTAGCGGCTGGCCTTGCACTCCAGCCAGCGGGACATGTCGAGGTCGCCGAACCGGATGAAATACACCTGATCGGCGTTGCGCAGCATGCCGGTGCGGCTGATCGCAGTGGCCTCGCCGTCGTCGGTCAGCTGAGCCAGGACGACGAACCACATGCCGAGGCGCTTGGCCGCAGACGCGATCCATTCGGCGACGCGGCGGAGATGTTCCTCCTCCGACTGCCCGCTTGGCCGGCCGGCGACCAGCTGCCAATAGTCGATGATCGCGCCGGTGCAGCGGTGCCGGTAACGCAGCGACAGGATCTCCGTGCGCAGGCGGTCGAACGATCCGCCGGGCATGTCCACGTACATGACGTGGTTCCAGTCGCCGTTCGCCGCACGGGCCGCCGCCTGTCCGACCTTCTCCAGGATGTGGGACTTGACGTTCCCCAGCAGCGCCATGCTGTGCGCGCCGATTTCCCGCGCCACCTGCCGCTGCTCGATCTCCAGCGCCCCCATCTCCAGCGCCAGATACCCGTGGCGGACACCGTAGGCGTTCAGGTTCCGGCTGATCCCGCCGGCCAGCATGGACTTGCCGCTCTTCCCCAGCCCGGCGAAGCAGTAGACGCGCCCGGCGTGGAGCCCGCCGCCCATGGCGCCGTCGAGGCAGGGATAGCCCGTGGAGTAGATTTTCGCCGGCTTCTCCATCGCCTCGACCATCTCGGCCAGCACCTGGGCTCGGGTCTTGGCGCCGCCGTCGCCAACCAGCGCTTCGGCCTCCCCGATCGCGGCGGACACAGCCTCGTCAACGCGGCGGGTTTCGTGGGCAGCGACCACAGCGCGAAGCCCGGCCTCGATCAGCCGGCGCCGCTGGGCGAGCTCGCGCAGGGTGTCGGCATAGTCCGGCACCGCCGCGGGCAGCATCGGCGTCCCGGCCAGTTCGGCAAGGTAGGCTTGCCCGCCGCCAACGTCGCGCAGGGCCTCGTCGCAGTCCTTGGCGACATCGGCCAGCAGCAGGTGGTCGACGCGCCGGCCCTTGCCCACCCGCTCCGCGATGGCGTCGAAGATCACGGCATGCACCGGATCGGCGAAGTCATCGGGGGAGATGCGTCCGACGGTCCGGGCGAAGGCTCCGGCGCTGGTCAGCAGGACGCCAAGGATTGCTTGCTCGACTTCCGGGTTCGAATGGTGCCGGAGGAGCTTGGAGACAACCGGCAGGGTCGCCAGCGTCTCGAACAGGCTGTCGTTCATGGATCAGATGTCCGTGGGTCCGTCGAAGAAGTCGGGGAGGGCTTTCAGGTCCTTGACCGTCCACCGCTTCCCGGTTTGTGGCTGTGAGTTGCCGTTGGCCGGCGGCGCTGTGGCGGGGAAGCGCTTGTCGGTCAGCGGGTTGATGCAGTCGTTCCGCCACGTCGCCAGCCAATCGGCCTTCAGCCCCTTGGAGCCGGCGACACCGCGCCAGTAGTCCTGGAACGCGGACCAGCGCATGCCGAGGGTGCGGCGGCCCAGCAGGGGGAGCCCGTGTTTCTCTCGGGAGTGATTCGCCTCGACCGCCCATTCCTCCGGCAGATCGCCGTCCGGAACGCGCGTCCCCTTTTTCTGCTTTGCGGCTTTCTGGGGTGGATTGTCGTTGGCCGCCTGACCAACCGCCAAGCCCGATTCACTCGGCTGGTCGGGGGCTTCGACCGACAGGTCGGAGCCGTCCCCCTTATTTTCTTTATTTTCTTTCTTTTGTTTTGTGTCGCTGCTGTGTCGCTGCTGTGTCGGAGCCGTGCCTACATCTGTGTCGGATGTGAAGTCCGGAGCCTGATATTTCTCGTAGTTACAAACGGTTATGAGCGTCACACCTGTGTCGGTATGTGTGTCGATCATCCGCTCATTTTCGAGGCGATTGAGGAACCTTCTCACCTTCGAGTGATGCCACCCCCACGCCTCGGACAGGAAGCGGGTCGACACCGCCAACTGCCCGCGTTGGACGCTGACCATCACCTTGCCGATGCGCAGGCGCCGATCCTGATAGGCGGTCTCCTCGATGATCCAGACCCAAGCCTCGCGCTCGGTGCAAGGCTCGTCCTGGAACACGGCGTTGGAGCGCCAGCCACGGTGGAGGAGGAAAAAGCCGGACACGATCAGGCTCCAATCTCTTCAAGCGCCGCCTCGATGCGGGCCACGGCCTGGGCAATGCCGACGGGATCGTGTTCGGTCTCGCGGGCAATCTCGCGGAGGTCCTTCAGCGCGCCGCGGATGCTGTCCATCGGCGCGGCCTTCCGGACGATCCTGCGGCCGGGCTGGCGGGGGAACGGGGTGACGGTGGTCATGCCGTGGCCCTCTTGGGCTTGGTGTTCTGGTTGGCGGCCTCGCGCTTCTTCGCGTTGCGCTTCCTGGCCTGTTCCCGGCGCTTCTGGCGGGCAGCTTCCAGGCGCGGCAGATCGGCGACGCGGCGGCCGGTGATTTCGTATCGGAGGAGGTGGATCGCGTCGGCTTCATCGTGGGTGCCGGGGCGATACCCCAGCGCGCGGGCGGCCCCGACCATCTCATCCTTGTCGGCAGTGCCCCGACCGGTGGCGAACGCCTTCAGGGTGGCGACCTCGACGCCGTGATACTCGACACGGTTCCGCTCGCAGAAGTCCAGCAGGACGCCGACGAGGTTGTGGTGCACCTCGTTGGCGTTGCCGGGCTGCTGGTGGGCATGCTCCCAAACGATGGCGTCCAGGCCGTCCCATTTGGTCATCTGCTCCACCAGCCAGACCCGGAAGGCGTGCAACCGCTCGCCCTGGCGCTTTCCCTTCGGCAGGGTGAACCCGCCGGACTGAATGCGCCCGTCGGCAAGCTGGCAAGCCCAGCCCATGTTCGTGCCGATATCGAGCGCCAGGACGATGCGGTTCATGGGTCAGGCCGCCATGTTGCCGGTGGACTCGCGGGGTTCGCCGTCGTCATTGGCGGCGGGCTGCGTCGGACGGTTCCACCGCGGCGCCTTACCGGCCTTAGCATCCTCCAATCCCGTGATCCAGTTGTCCCGCAGGCTCCCCCGCTCGTGCGGGCAATCCTCGGTGAACAGGTCGGACGCGGCGCCGTCGTACCCGGCGAAGTAGGCCTCGACCTTCTCCGCCGCCTTCGGGCCGCGCTTTGCCTTCGGGGCCTCGTCACCAGCCGCCGGCGCGTTGTCCTGGATCGTCTCCGCCGTGTAGGGCGGGATGAAGGCCGGGCCGAAGTCGGGGCAGCAGAAGGTCAGCACGATCTCGCGCACCTCAGACGGGTTCAGGTTGCGCGCCAGTTCGGCCGCGCGGTCTCCCAGGGCATCGGCAATGCGGGATGCCTCCTCCTCCGCGCCCATCGGCACATAGACCTCGCTGCCATTGTGCAGGACGGTCCAGCAGCCTGGCTTGGTCTCGATATGCTCGAAGTAGACCGGAGCCGATGCGCCGTCGTTAGCCGGCGCGTTGCTGATGGCCTCCTCGATGTCGATCTGCGGGGCCGGCGCCACACTGGTGGTCACGCCGTCGAACAGGCTGGGCTGGGCTCCGGCAATGGCATCCTCGTACAGTTCGAGGAGGGTTTCGCGCTCCTGCAGGGCGGCCTTGTCCATACGGCGGCGCCGGACGATCTCCCGCATGATCGCGGTGTCGAAACCGGTCCCCTTCGCTTCAGCGTAGACCTCCTTGATGTCTTCGCCGATGCCGCGCTTTTCCTCCTCCAGGCGCTCCACGCGCTGGATGAAGGACCGCAGGCGGTCGCCGGCAATGCCGCCGATGTCGCCCGAGTTGTGTCCGATGGTAGCCATGATGATTCGCCTCAGTGGTGGGGTTGGGGTTACGCGACCGGCCGGCGTTCCGGACGGTTGGCGTTGGCAGCCGGCGGGACGACCATCCCGCCGGGAAGGGAGGGGAACGACACGCCGCGGACAGACGGCGTGTTGATCGTGACGACATCGGGGGCGTCGGACTGGCCGATCAGGCAGCAGTTGCCGGCGTTCCAGGCGGCCGAGACAATGGCGACGGTGCGAGGGTTCATTTGCGGGGCTTCCCATGCAGGCAGAGGAAGGTCGCGACCGTCGGCGGGCTGCTGCGGTTGATCACGACCAGAATGGGGCGGTTTCCGACGGCGACGATCCAGCGCTCAGCGGCGTTGTCCTGCTGGACGAGGCAGGCTTGCGGGTGGCGATTGTCGTTCGCGCGGCCGGCGGAGATGCGGGCGAACAGTTCCCGCTTCAGGTCGAGGGTGTAGGCCAGCCCGTAGCGCTCGTTCAGGCGCCGGGCGGCGTGAGCCTCGACGGCGGGGATAATGCGCATGCGGCGGCTCATCGGCCGCCCTCCACCAGACGCTTCAGCCGGGCCTTGCGGCTCTCCGCGGCGGCGCTGCTGTCGGGCTCGTAGATCTCTGCGATCACGCCCGGGCCATACAGCTGGTCAGCCAGGATGATGTACGGCTCATCCGCCAGCCGGCCATTCAGCCAGCCCTGGACGGTGCGCAGGCTGACCGTAGTCCCGGCCGCCTCGAAGTCCGCCACGATGCGCTTGGCGGCGTCGCGCCCGCGCTCCGTGCGGAGGATTTTCGCCCAGGTGGAGCCGGCCAAAGCCCGCTCTTCGCCCTTCAGGACGCGCAACCCTTGCGTAATCTGCGCACTGTCTTTCGCGGCGGTGCGGGATGCACGATCAGTCTCGCCAAGGTCGAACAAGGCGGGCTGTTCCACAGCTTTCGACCGGGGCCGAGCGTCCGGCACATGCGCCGGCATTAACGAGAGTTGAGAGGCGGCAACCATGGTTTCAGCACCCCCGAAAGAAGCGGTTTCGTGCGTCGACGCGGCGCGGAGACTGATCGCCACCGCAGCGGACCTGTACCCGGCGAAGGCTGCCGATTTGCGCGAGGTGATCGCGTGGCTGAATGCCCTGATGGGCCTGGACGGGGAGGGCCGCTGACATGGCGTCACCGACCGACCAGCGCGGCCGCAAGAGCGGCCCATCCCGTGATGATCGCAGCCACGACGGCAGCGAGCGCGAAAGCGGTAGCGCGTCCATCGGAAGCGTCGTCGCCTTCCCCGTCCGCGACGTAGCGCGAGGGCCGGCCCGGCGGCAAAGTGGTAGGGGTGAGAGGGTGGGGGAGACTGTGCCCGTCTCGGACCCGGCTGTTACGATCGACCATGGCGGCGTCTCCCTGGCTGGCGGCGTGACGGTGTGGGGAATGCCGGGGCTGTCGATGAAGGGCGGCGTCATCGCCCTGCAGGTGGAGCCGCGCCCGGTGCAGCGGCCCCGTCCCCGGCTCGTCTATGACCGGGGCGACCAGTGAATCAGGCAGCGCGCCCTTCGGCCGGTGGATTTTCCGCCGGCGGGGGCGGGAGCTTGGGCGCCCGGTAGCTTTTGGGGATCACAGCCTCAAGCTTGCGCAGAGTTTCCGCCGTCGGGTTCCCGCCATCCTTGAGGGCATAGCGGACCGTGCTTTCCGGCAGCCCTGCGGCTGAGGCCAGCTTTTCTGCACTCCAGCCCATACGCGCGGCGTAGGAGCGAATGCGATGAATGGATGCGTCGATAAGCATGACGCCACTATACGCGATATATCGCGGTTAGCAACAGGCGTTATTCATCCGATTGGCGCGATAGAGCGCGGTCGCGGTTTTTCGCGGTCGCGCCATAATGACGCCATGTCAGAAGCCGCGAACCCCCACCTGATTCACGCACTTTCGCGCGTGCTGCAGCGCCACCAGGATCGGCTGGTGACGAAGCATCATTGGGCGACGGAGCTTGCCGGCCTCACAGAGTCGACGGCACGCAGCGCCTTCTCTGGACGCAACGTCACGCTGAAGACGCTGCAGGCTTTGGCAAACGCCGCCGGCATGTCCGTCTCGGAGTTGCTGGAATATGGCGAGCCGGATTGGGAGAAGCGCGTCCGGGCTCGCAGCATGGCGAACGCCATCATAGCTGAGCTTGGCTCCGCTGAAGAGGCCGCCCAGCTTGAGGACGTCGTGAAGACGGCCCGGCGGAGAGCCCCAAAGCGACGCGCCCCCGCCGCATCCGAACCCAGCGGCGAATGATTTCAGCCCCACGTGGGCCGCGCTCGCGGATATAGGCTGCCAGTTCGTCAGACAGCCGATCGCGATCACCCTTCTCAAGACACATCATCTACCCTCTCTCCGCTCGCAGCCAACCAATCGATCGCAGCGGACAACAATAGAACACGCTACCGGACCGCGTAAGGATCGAAATCCTATACCAATCCGGCATGCGCCAGCACGACACCCATTACCGCACCATTTCAGTGCGGATAGGTGCATACCCTCATATGCGTTTTGCTTCCCACTTGGCCTACCTCGTGCAATGTTTCCACGACCTGCGCAAGGTGCGGTCGGGTAACTGCGGTCCATGGCGCCCGCTGGCGCCGCATGTGACCCGGTGAGGTAGTGCTCTGAGAGGCTGGGACGGGGGGCCTATTCCCCAACCCGGCCTCTTCCGCTTTCGGGTTCAGCGGACCGTCACACCCTAATCAATACGCGCACACATTGGTAGTGGAACAATGATTGCAGCAGCGTAACAGTTGAATACGCGGGTATGCTGTTTGTGTGCAGAATGCGAATGAGGCCGCAGATTGGCACAGCTTCTGTGCAGATTGCGAATTGACGATTTGTGACGTGCGACACGCTGCCGCACCGCAGATTGGGGCACAAGAAAGCTCGCCGGCATGTGATGGCGGGCTTCGTGCTATCGCTGTCCTGTCAGGATTTCTGCCGGCCCTTCATCACGACCGCGGCGGCATGCATGGCGAGCTTCCGTCCTTCATCAGCAGTGATGCGCCGGACAACCCTGATATCTTCCTCTGAAAACCCGTCTCTGCGGTGCGCCTTTTCGATCTGGTATAGATCGCCGTCGCATGACGCAAGCGCGCCATCAACGGCAAAGTAAGGGCTTTGCGAGCCGGGAAGCGTCTGGATGACTTCTCGTTGGATGCAAGAGAAGTATCTATCCAACAGGGCGTCAGTTTCGGCAGGGCGCTGCTTGTATGGACTGGCGCACGCAGACAAGCACAGCGCACCAGCAATCCAGATCCGCATTTTCCCCTCCCACAGGGCGCCGAAACAGCGGTGCTATCCACCTCCGCGAGTATGGGCAGGCGCCCATTTTTCGGGTACCGCGATCTATCGCGCATTTTCTGTCTTGACGAACCCGCGATATATCGCGCACTATCCTGACACGACCGAGGCACCCCGCCCGCGTCGTTCCTCCCGAACCTCCCCCTTCGCGCAATAGCGGAGGGGGTAATTTTGAACGAGGCGATGCCATGCAAATCGCGGAATATCGTCAGGTCAAAGAGGCGGCAGTGCGGGCCGAGGGTCGGATCGGTGGCGCTCTTCGTGGCGGCCACATCCACAATGGCGAGTTCCTCGCGCTGGGCGCTGCCGGCCAGGTCTTCAGCGGGCCGGTCGAGACCATCGCCGACCTTCGGATCTATCCGGATTACATCCAGCGCGAAGGGCGGCCCGACTGGAAGGCGCCTGAACCTGTAAGCGACGCTGATGAGTTGGCCGCCTGACATGCTGTCCAAAGCCAACGAACGCGCCGTGGCAGTCGCCCGGCAATACCTCGACAGCGGCAACCGTGAAGGCTTCGCCCGCGCCATCGCAGCGGCACACCGGGCCAGCAACGCCAAGCAGCAGCAGGCGCTCGCCGATGTCATCCGCGAGACCGGGACCGAGCACCTGTTCCGCCGCCGGAATGGCGCGCTGGTCGCGGTCGAGTAGGGCCGCCGCCTGACCCTCCCCCACCCCACACACACGAACAGAGGACGACACCATGAGCCGCAGACGACCAGACAGCGCTTTGAAGGATGCGGTCCTGATTGCGGTTCAGAAAGCCGGTCATCCCGTCTCGGCACAAGAGCTTAACCAGATCACCGGGGCCAACACGTATGTCAGCCGCATCCGCTCGGCTCTTGGGTCGCTGGAACGCGCCGGCCTGATCGTCCGCACAGAAGCCCGCAACCCAATCACGTATCGCCCCGCCTGACCAGTTTCGCGCCTAGCGCGTACCCCACCAACCCCGCTCCCGGCCGTGAAGGCTGGGGCGGGGTCGAGGCGTCGAGAGGCCCGACAACGCATCCCCCCAGCGTGACCACCCCCGGTCGAACGGGCCTCTCACCCCAACCACGAACCAAAGAAAGGACGTCTCGAAGGTCAGGATTGGGTGCCGGCGACCTTGGCCGGAGACCGGCACCCCGGTTCCCCGAGCCGCACACGCGGCGGCTCCGGCAACCGATGGAGACCATCATGGAAAACGACATCAGGGCCGCATTGCAGCGGCTGATCGAATTGGCAAAGGGTCGCGCTTTTCATTGGGACGTGAGCGAAGCGGTCCAGCCCATCGGATGGCGCGAGGTGAATTCCGTGGAACTGCGGGGGCTTCTGACGATCTCCGGAAAGGAGACGTTCCACGCTACCGCGTTCGGGACCGACTTCACCAACACCCTGCTCAGCTGCGGCGCCCGCACACTGGCCAAGGCCGAAGCCGAGGCGGCGATGATGATCAACCTCATGCCCATGGCTGCGGACGTCATTCCTGCCGCCGGCCTCCCCGCCTCCGTCCACATCGGCCCGGCCGCGAACGATGCGGTGCCGCCGGCTGCGCTCATGGAGGGTTGAGGGCATGACCGACCAACCGTCTTCTACGGTCGAAGAACTGCAGGCTGAACTGCTGATCGCGCGACGCGATGCCGCCAACGCCATCGAGCGCGCTCAACGCGCCGAGGCTCGCAACGTGATCCTCCGCGGCAAAGACACCTACGACCTTCCGGCCGTTCTGGATCGCGCGAACCGCCTCCAGTCCGAATTGGATGAGCTGCGGTACGAGCGCGATCCGCGCAACTGGCCCCCCGTACTGCACCGGTTCAAGCGGAAAGCTGCCGCAGCCAATAAGGCGCGCGAAGCCGCAGAGGCAGGTCTTAGGGCCGTTGAGGCAGAAGCCGCCCGCATGGACGACGATGCCACGGCCATCCACAACGGCACCATGCGCGGCGATATGAAGCTCCGCGCCAAGGCTTTCCGTGACGCGGTCAAGATCGCCCGCAGCATCATCGACAAGGTGGAGGCCTGACATGGACCTCCGCACCGCGACCTACATGCTCACGACCGAGCTGGAGGCGCAGAACGAGCGCGCCCATACCGACGGCAGCGTGCGCGACTTGGAAGCCCGTCTCCGCGCGATGACGCCGGCGCAGCTTGCCGACCACATGGCGGCGAAGTGCCGCGAGTGGGCTGCCCAGCACCGGGAATGCGCCGTCTGGTACGCGAAAGAGGTCCGCGCCTTCCGCGCCGATCCCAGCCGTGAGCCATTCCGCGCCGGCGGCATCACCCACACCAGGCAGACGGTCGCCGCCGATTACCGGATCAGCCGGCGCCTGCACAGCAGGGTCTGCGCCCAACTCGGGCACTGGATCGCTCAGCAGGCCCAGCACCAGCGCGCCGGGATCGTCATCCCCGCCGCCGCCAACGACGCCGCATCGGCGGTCGGAAAGGTGGCGTGATGCTCAGGCGGACGAACCCATGCCCGGCCTGCAATGGGTCGGGGGTTTCCAGCTGGGGGCCGATGAATGCCACAGGCCGGAACGACGCCATCGTCGAATGCGACGACTGCAAAGGCACGGGCGTGAACCCGGCGCTGATCCCCGTCGTCCTCGCGATTTTCCTTTTCACCGCCAGCAGCCGCGAAAGCGCGGCGTGAGGATCCTGAGATGCTGATGACCGAAGAAGAAGCGCTCACGAGGTGGTGCCCGCATGCCCGCGTGAGCACGCTGGTGACTGGCACCGACTACAATGAAACCGCTGTCGGAGGCGCGGCCTGTAATCGCGCGGACTCTCATTCGATGTACGAGGGCGCCAATTGCATCGCTGGCGGCTGCATGGCGTGGCGGTGGGGCGGCCCCATCCAGCGCCCTAAAGAGGGCGGCTGGAATAGAAGCGACGGGAGCTTCGAGACGGAAACCATCTCCGTTGGCTACTGCGGCGCCTTCGGAAAGCCCAGCGCCTGATGCTACGCCGCCCGCCCGCCGCCCCGACGGTAGACGCGCTTCGGCCCGTGGCGCTTCGCCTCGCTGACAGCCGAACGGTACCGGCCGGGGCTGGTGTCCACGTCGACGGCAAGGGTCAGCTGCTGGTGGTCATCGTTGGCAGGGGCGGGAATCGGCAGTCGGGCACGGACAGGTTTCGGATCGGCCGGACGGGGAGGGGGCAGCATCACGTCTCCGCCCAGGTCCAGCCGGGCTTGGATGTTCGCCGGCCGGGGGACAGAGATGCGGCGGCGCTTCCGGTCGATGTGGCGGGCGTCCAGGGCCAAGAGGTTGCAGCCCGTTGGCCACATGGCATCGGCGTAAAGCTGCAAGGTCTCCCAGCCTGCAACCCGCCCGGACGGCGCATCGGCATGCAGGACCTTCGCCCAATACCTGTCTTGGGTGCCCGCCGCGTCGTCAAGCTGTTCGCACGTCCACCCCAGCGCACGCCGCCGTGCGTCCAGGGCCTGCACCAACGCAAGATATAGATTTCCGACCATCCCAGCGCCTCCACCGGTTGAGACGATGTAACCCCTAAGATGGGTAGGACACAATGCCTTTCGAGAATTTGGACCCTGGCGTGTACGACGGCATCCCCGCCGAAGTCTACCACGCCGCCCCGGCACTCTCCTCCGGCGGCATCAAGACGCTGACCAGCGAATGCCCGGCCGTGTTCTGGCACGAATACCTGAACCCTGAAGCCGAGGACGAGGACAACACGAAGTTCGACATCGGCACCGTCGCCCATCTGGTGTGGCTTGAGCCACATCTGCTGGCTGAGCGGCTGGTGCTGATCGAGGCGGATGCCTACCGGTCGAAGGAAGCCAAGGCCGCCCGGGCTGACGCGCTCACTGCCGGCAAGACCCCGCTCCTCTCCAAGCACTGGCCGAAGATCGAGGCCATGCGCGCCAAGCTGGAGGCGGAACTGCCGCCCGGCATCATGCGCGGCGGATCGGCCGAACGGTCCTATGTCTGGCGCGATCCCAAGACGGGCATCCCGATGAAGGCCCGGCTGGATTGGGTGTCCGACGACAACACGCTGATCGTCGACTTCAAGACCAGCGACAGCGCCAAACCCAGCGCCTTTGAGCGCCGCATTTGGGATGTGGGGCACCACGTCCAGGCGGCCGATTACCTCGACGGGCACCGCATCCTGACCGGCAAGCGCGCCCGCTGGCTGTGGGTGGTCCAGGCGGTGAAGCCCCCGCATCTGGTCAGCATCTTCGAGCCGACGCCCGGTCTGCTGGAGATGGGCGCCGAAGACGTGCGCGACGCCGTCCAGACCTTCGCCGAGTGCAGCCGCACCGGACAGTGGCCGTCCTACACCTCGACCGTCCAGCACGTCAGCCCGCCGGCGTGGGCTGCTGCCCGGCACGAGGAACAGAAATACGCCAGGCAGTTCGCCATGCAGCAGCACCGCGAGCGCGCCGCAAACCAGAACCGTGAGCTTCAGGATCGCGCCATCGCGTTCCAAGCCCCCATCGGAGCCTGAACAGCATGACCATCGAATTCCGCCCCGCCTCCCACTTCACCGACCAGCATGGGCTTTTCGTCGCCCTGGTCGGGGGAACCAACAGTGGCAAGAGCTTCTCCGCCCTGCGGCTGGCCCGCGGCATCGCCGGCCCCGGCGGGAAGATCGCCGCCGTCGACACCGAAGGCGGCCGGCTGCTGCACCTGAAAGAGCACTTCGATTTCGATCTGCTGCGGATGGACGCGCCGCACCGGCCGGAACGCTATGCCGAGGCTGCCCGGGTGGCGGAGGAGCGCGGCTATCAGGCGCTGCTGATCGACAGCTTCACCAGCGAGTGGCGTGGCGTCGGTGGCGTCCTCGATTGGATGGAGGAGGAGTTGACCGGCGCGCTGGAGCGGCAGCGGGCGAATGCCCAGCAGAAGGGTTGGAACTTCGACGAGAACCGCGCGCGCAACACCAACAAGATGGCCGCCAGCATCCGCCCGAAGATGGCGCACAAGCTGATGGTGTCCAGCTTCTTGGATCGACGGATCCCGATCATCTTCTCTATCCGCGGCGAAATGTCGATCGATCCGGACACGAAGAAGGAGAAGTTCAAGGCGATGTGCGCGCCGGGCTTCCTGTTCGAAGTCACGGTCAGTTTCCGCCTTGCCTCCGAGAACCGCGGCATCATCGACCTGTCCGACCCCGCCTCCTACAAGATGGAGGGCGTCCACCGCGACATCTTCCGCCACGGCGACCAACTGTCCGAGGAGCACGGCGCCGCCCTGGCGCGCTGGGCCCGTGGCGAGGCTGTCGGCGGGCCGGACATTCCGGCGCTGACCACGGCGGCAGAAGCTGCGGTGGACCAGGGCACCGATGCCTACGCGGCATTCTGGAAGCGCATCGGGAAGGAGGGGCAGCGCGCCCTGCTGCCCGACCACGAAGACCGGAAGCGCCGGGCTGCCATGGCGAGCATGCCGGCGACCGGCAGCAGCGCCCCGCCCGCCAACGATGACGACGGTTTCCCCGGCGACATGCCGGCCAAGCGGGAGGGCTGACCCATGTCCACCCGCCACACCTACGAAACCACCTACGAGCAGACCGACGCTGACGGCACTGTGACCGCCTCCGTCGATGTCCGGATCACCTACGACTATCGCCCGGAGACGCCCGGCTATTTCAACCCCATCGACGGCATCGGCGAGCCACCGTGCGGCGATATCGTCGAGGTGGTGAAGGTCGAAGAGCGCACCGAACGCGGCTGGGAGAAGGCGCAACCGGCTGTGGACGCATGGGCCACCGCCTTGTGCGACGAAGACCCGGCGCCGTTCATCGAGCACGCCACCGATGCGGGGGAGGGCTGACGATGCTCGGACCCGCACAGAAGATCGCCGCCTTCGAGAAGGCAGTCGCTGACATCGAGGCGGCATTCGCGGCCGGCACCATCGGCCCGATCACCCGCCGGGAAATGCTGGAGGCGGCGCGCGATCGCTACGGTATGACGAACCTCGCGAACCGCGAGCCGGCCCGTCCGAGCAAGGCCCCGCTGACCCCCGAACAGACGCTCGCGCAGAAGCGTGAGCGCGACCGCCAATACCGCGAGCGGTGCAAGGCCGCGCGCATGCAATCAACTGCCGCCTGAGGCCGACATGACCACCGAAACCACCACGACCACGATACCGGCCCTGCTGCCCCACGCGCTCCAGCCGGTCCACTTCCCCGATGGCTCTTGGGTTCCCCGCATGTGGGACCTTGCCTTGGCTTCGACGGATCGCGAAGAGGCCAGCAGCTTCCTGACGATGAAGATGATCGCCGCCAGCCACGGCTATGACGCCCGTTATGTCAATCAGGAGGTGCCGGATGAACTGATCGACGCCGACAGCGCCGAAATTCTGGCTGCCGTTGCGCCCCCGACAGATGCGCCGGTTGACGGAATTCTGGTTGGTCGAACCGTGGACGAAGATGGCATCTTCAACTGGTACGCCCGTCCTGCCGCCCCGTCTCCGTCGCCTGCCGCCCCGTCCTCAGCGCAGCCTGATATTCAGGCAAGCTCGCACGCCATCTGCGGGGTTCCGCCGTTTGGAAAGCCATCCGTCAGCACTTCTTCGCATTGGGGCGCACAGCCATCGCAGGGCGGCAGCGTGACCGAGGTGGCCACAGTTGCGATGGTCATCCCCTACACCGACGAGGACGACAAGCCGGACATGCCCGAGTGGCGTATGATCACCATCGGCCGCCCCGGCGACATTCCCGACCATGTGCTTGACCGCATCCCGGCCAAGGCTGCCGACATCCTCTGCGACGCAATCAACGGCGCCGCCCGCGCTTCCGCTCCGGAGGTGGCGGAGAAGCCCATCCTCTGGTGCGTCCATCACATCGGCCCGGACGATCTGCACCCGGTCGAGAGCTACGAAGCCGCAGTCAAGATGGCGGACGCCATCAACGACTATGCGGAGAAATTCAACTTCGGCCACAAGCCAGACAGCATCAACTACGTCTATTCAAGAGCTTACCCGGCCGTCTGGACTGGAACACCCGAGAGCCACGCGGAATGGCTGGAGAAGCGTCGCGCCGCCGCCCTCCGATCCGCCGGGGAGGGCAAGTAAATGGCTGAGACCACCGAGTTCGGAACCACTCTCCCCGATGGCCTGACCTGTGGCGACTGCCAGCACATTCGCCGATGCATGGCGATGTTCGGCCACGAGCCGACCGACACCTATTGCGATTGGGCGCCGTCCCGGTTCCGCCTGCGCGACGACGCCGCCCAGGAGCCCACCCGATGAGCCCGCCCCCCACCGCCGCGACGCCGGAAGAACTGGCGGCCCAAACAGCAGCGTCGCTCTTCGACGGCACGATCCTGACCGAGAAGCGGCTTGCCGACATCATCGCCGCTGCGATCAGCCAGCACTCCGAACCACTGCGGGCGGAGATCGAGCGGCTGACCAAGGAGCGGGACGACTGGCGCCAGCGATGGAGCGACCACGGGAACGAGATGGCCGCCATCATCGCCAAGCGGGACGAGCACCTGTCCGCATCGCTGGATCGCGAGCGGGGGATGCGGGAGGCGCTGACCAAGCCGGGCGTCATCCTGTTCTTGGATGGCCGCAACGAGCATGGGACGCACGTCTTGCCGATGCCGATGCAGACCGCTGACATCACCACGAACGGCGATGATCTGCACGAAGACGCAGAGGCTATCACGCAAGCGGCAGAAGCTGCCGGCTATCCGGTTGGCAGCGGTGTCTGGTGTGAGTTCCGAAAGGTCAAAGGGCAGTACGACGACCTTGGTCAATGCGAGATGGAACCGGGTTGGGAATTCGTCGGCATCAACCTGACCATGACGGAAATGTTCGGCTGGCACGCAGACGCCGCCCTCAAGCAGCAGGAGACCGCCGATGTCCGCTGAATACCGGGCTGAACAGCGCGACGATGGATGGATGATCGTCGTACCGGATGGGGCGCCCGCGCTCTACAGGGCCATCCGGTGCAGCGGCAAGGATGCCGCAGCCGTCGCGCATGCCATGAACCAAGCCTTCAAGGCAGGCAAGCGCCGCCGGTCGGACGAAATCAATGCGCTGCTGAGGGGTGACCATGACCGCTGACCTCTTGGAGCGCGCCCGCTCTGCCTCATCTCTGGAGGAGGAGTGCGACGTGATCGACGACGGGCTGCAAGTCCTGTCGCGCGGCAAACTGAACGAAATCCATGCGCTCTACGACCTGATCGACAACGTCCGCGTCGGTCGTCTCCCCCGCCCCGTCCTGCTTGGCGTCGTCGCCGCGCTGGTGCCGGAGGGGATGGGATGGGGCGTCAACGGCCCATTCCTGCATGCCGATGGCGGCACGCATTGGGAGGCATCGTGCGGCCCCCTGGACGAGATCGCCGGACCCATCCCTGCCCTCGCACTCCTGATTGCCATACTGGAGGCCACCCATGAGTGAAGCGCCGCGCCGCATCAGCTTGGAAAAGCGCGCCGGGCTGACCTTTGCCGAACAGGCTGCCGTCGCTCGCAAGCGCATCAAGGACGGCGCTTATCTCATCAGCCGCCATGGCAGTTGGTTCAGGCCCGGCGGCCATGGCTACACGCGGGACCTCGCGGAAGCTGGCATTTTCACGGCGGCAGATGCCCGGTCCTACATCGACGTGGACGGCCTTTCGGTTGTCAGGGCCGGTGCGCTCCTGACCGGCTTGGATTGGGAGATTGCCGATCTGGAAAGGCGGCTGACCATGGCTCGGAAACTGAGGGCTGAGATTGCTAGGGCCGCGCAGGAGGGGGAGAGGGCGAATGGGTGACGGACCTACGTGAGCGCCGCAAGCTCACGCTCCACCTCCGCCAGTTCCGTCATCAACCGGGCGCGTCGGGCTTCCAGCTCGGCGCGCCTGTCGCGTTCGGGGGCAGGCGCCCGCAGAGACCGCTTGAAGGCGACCAGTTCGGCGCGCTTCACGTCCGGCCGGATCAGGCCGGAGGATACGGCGGCGGCGCGTTCGGCGTCGCTGAGCGTCAGGATCTCATACGCGACCGTGTATTCCGGCGGCAGAAGCTGGACGAACTCCGGGTCACGCTCTGCTGCCGTCGCCAGGGCCATCAGCTTGTTGGCCGTCTTGTGGTTGAACGGCATCCGCTCGTCGACCAGCTTCATGAACTCGCCATGCGGCGCCAGCCCGCGCCACTCCATCAGCAGCACGCCGATCGTCACCCAACGGTCGCGGGCTTCGTTCCACAGCCGATGGATGGCCCGCTCAAAGTCCTCCCCGGGGAGTAATTTGACCACCGCCCCGGCTGGCCTCATAGACGGCATGCGCTCCACCGGCACAGCCGCCGGCCGCTTTACGTCCCGGACACCACCCTTGATCGCCATCACCGCCCCGCAAGCAAGAGGATCGCGGCAGCAATGGCCGCAAGGTCGCTGCGCACCCCAGCGCTTGCCAGATGGCGCCCGGTGAAACTGGCCTCGCCATAAGCTGCCCGTGTCGGCATTTCGGCGGACAGCCTGGGTATCTCCAGCTTGTCGAGTTGATCGCGCGCAACAGCCGTCAGGTTCGTCCGAGCATTCACCTGCGTCAGGATCGCCGCATGCGGGATCGGCCGTCTCGAAAGCGCTTCGGCATTCCGCACCACCCCCTGTGTCCGGGCCGCTTCCCCGATGTCAGCCCGATCCGGCCGGCAGGGGATCAGGACCACGTCAGCCGCCGCCGCCGCATAGACCATGCCCTGCGCCAGCAGCCCGGCAACATCGATCAGCACAATGTCGGCGGTCTCTCGGGCGCGCGTCGCTTCTGCCAAGATGGCGTCTTCAGCGACCGGCCTGCAATCGATGTCCGAGCCTTCCAGCCGGTCGAGCAGGTTCAGGTTCCTGTCCGTGTCGAGCGCCACCACGCGCTTGCCGGCAGCAGCCCAGAACGCAGCAAGCCCGGCCGCAAGCGTGGTTTTGCTCGCCCCGCCCTTCGACGTTGCGATTGTGATGATGGTCATGGTTGCCAAACCCTCCCCGATCTGGCGGGACGGTGCCGGGGTTTGGCGGTTTCGTCAATCCGGCCTCTCGTTCTTCGACCGCCTTACCCAACCGAGTGAGGACTGCATCCAATTCAGGATCGTTTATATAAACTGTCTTCGTAGATCCCGGCCGATCCTCGGACTTGTGTGATTCCGGCTCCGCCGGCAGCGTCCAAATGTACATGTTCACGGCGTTCGCCATGACCGTTCCGCCGTTCCGGCCGCGTCGTGGGGCCTTGCGGCGGACGACCTGGAACAGGCCGGCAAGGGCACGCTCTATCGCCTTGATCGCTAGACCTACCGTCGATCGCTTTGCGCCTGCCAGCTTCGCAATCCGTTCGTAAGCCCCCTCAAAGCGGCCGAAGGCATCGCACGCCATCAGGATTGCCCGCGCAATCCCGCGCTGAGCATGGGTCAGGTCGGTCATAGCCTGGATGCGGGCGGCCATTCGCGCCCGCGCCTTCTTGCTGATAGCCATGATTCGTCGCGCCCAGACGCGCGCCGGCCCCGCCCGTCGATGCGGGCGCACCTCTCCCGTTCGACCCTACCAGCGCCCCAACGCGGGCATGCGTCGAGCGGTGGCGCGAGTCGCGCGGTTTCGGATTGACAATGTCGGGGGTTCTGACGCAGAGTCGTGATCGCCAAATCACTCGACTTCTGCGACAGGCTCCGCCCTCTTGGGTTGGGGCCTTCGTCGTTTCTGGGGCTTGCGCTCCCGTCTGTTGATCCTGGGGCGGGAGTTTGCTCCGGCAGGCGTGGCCTCGGCAAGGAAGATGTTCCGCAAACGAAAAGAGCCGCCTCTCGGGGCGGCCCTCTTCGTTTCGGGGTGGCGGTCAGCCGGGCCGCCGATCCTTCCACAGGCGGTACAGGACGAAGGCCAGCCCGGCCGCCATGACCAAGGCGCCGATGACAGGCGAGGCGGCGGCGATGCCCTGCAGGGTGGACACCGCGCCCACCACCTGCTGTTGCGCCTGTTGGACCTGATCGGCGACATCCTGAACCTGCTTCGCGGCATCCAGGGCGGGCGCCAGCAGGGGCCCGACAGCCGCCACCACGCCACCGATCCCGAGGCCACCGGCCGCCGCCTGCGCGGTGACGGACTTGGCCAGAGGCTTGGGGGCTTCCGGCTGCACCGCCTGCGGCATGCGCTGGTCAGCGGCCGGCGCCGTCCAATCCCGCCCCCGGAACAGCGCCTCTTCGGCTTCGCGGCGCGCGACCAGACCGGCAAGAGTCTTCTTCTTCCCGCCGACGGTCGCCTTGACCCACACGCCGAACTGACCGGCCGCGCCCTCGTAATCGCCCTTGTTCAGCAGCTTCAGGAGAGTGGACGAGCGCAGGTTGCCGGCGCCCAGGTTGAAGACGAAGGAGGCGAGCGCGCCGCGCTGGGCATCCGTCAGCGGCACGGTCACGAAGAAGTCGACAACCTCCGCCGCCTCCGCCAGATCGGCAGCCAGGAAGGCGTCGGCCTGTTCGGGGGTGATGGTCTGCCCCATCTTCACGCCCTTGGTGTGGCCATAGCCGATGGTGGGCACGCCGGCCGGGCAGAGATAGGCCTGCAGGTACAGACCCTCGAAGTGCCGTACCAGCGACACGGCGGTGGAGGTGACGGGCTTGGTCATCGCGGGATCCTTCAGCGCTGAGATAACGCGGTGGTGACGATCTGGTTGGTCTCGTCGAGGGCCTGCTGCATCGCGCGGCGGTCGGCTTCGTAGGTCTCGCGGCGCACGAAATTGTGGTCGAGGTGATCGCGCATCTCGTCCAGCCGCTGATGGACCCGCTTCCGACCCTCGTTCGATTCGGCGCGGACGGTCTCGATCTGGTAAGCCGTGGATTCGCGGTAGTGATCGATCTGGTCGACCAGCTTGCGGGCCAACGACGACCCGGCGCGCACGATAGCGGCGGCGACGGTCAGCACGCCCGTGGCGATGGCGCCGATGGTCTCAATGTCAAAGGTCAGGGAGAGGTCGGGCATGCGGGCCGTCCTGGTTGGTGATGCCCCACCGTGGCACCACCAATAAGGACCGCCCAACGCACCCCGTCAGGCCGGGCGGCCGTCGAAGTACGTCACCGCCGGCAGGCTTGACAGCGTGCGGGATGCGCCGCCGGTGTTGACGTAGGTCTTCACCTGAACCCGATCGTTCTTCAGAAGGTTCAGCGTGGTGGACAGAGGAAGGCCTTGCGCGCCGTTGACCGTGACCGTGTATTCGCGGGCGAGATTGCCATTCACCCGCAATTCGACGGTCGCATAATTGCCGCTGCTCATGGTGCCAGTGTACTGCAGCTGTATGTTGAACTGCATACGGACGTTATAGGGCGCGACGAAACTGTGATCGCTGTCATCAAAGCATCCGCCGTAATCTTCCGACCTCATGAAGTTGACGGTGGACGTCGTGGCGTTGGAGATTCCTTGGTCGCTGGACAGGAGCGAGGTAAAGGACGGCGTCTCTGTCCACAGCGGCGCATCGGCACCTGCGCTGAAGAAGTTCCCCTTCTGGACAGCCTTCCAGCCACGGCCAGCAGTCGGTAGCTGGATGCATGGGCGGTCGACCGAAGGTGAGTAGTCGTTGAAGGCAGCAAAGCCGCAGCCGATCACCGACAGGGCGCCGGGGGTGGCGTTGGTGTCGAACCGGATGTTGTTCGTGACGTAGTTGGTGCCGCTCGTGCGGTTGAAGGTGCAGCCCTCCACCGCGAAGGAGCACCCCAGGCCAATCGGGTCGGATGCGGCATCGGCCTGGATGATCCAGATATCGGCGTTCCCGGCGTTGTTCTCGAAGTACACCCCGGCCGCCAGCATGCCGGTGGCGCCGTTCACGCCGGGATTGTCGAGGCGGACCCCCCAGCGCTCGCCACTGCCCCCGATCCCGTTGTTCTCGATGCTGCCGCCGAACAGGTTCAGCGTCGTGCCGCCGCGCAAATAGACGCCGTACTGCGAGCACGAAGAGAAGGTGCAGCCCAGGAAGTTGAGGTTGTTCGGGCCGCTCTCATAGTCGCTCGGATCGCTGGGAGTGTACCCAATGCGCCCAGTGAACCCCTTCTGGCAGCCGCGAACAATGACGTTCGTGAACGTCGAAGACAGAATGTCCTCGAAATACATGCCCTCTTTGCAGTTGAGAATGACGCAATTCTCAACGGCGAAATACGGCAGGTTCTTGCCGCCGATCGCGATGCAGTTGGCGCCACCCTGGATGCGCACCCCCTCGATGCGCTGATAGGCATGGAGCGCGCCGGTTGTCGCCTCCGGCCCATTCAAGAAGAGGCAGTAATTGCTATGCTCGGGCAGCAGCACAGTACAGCCGGCGCCAGCACCGATGGTGTCGACGCGCTTTTCGTCCTCACCGACGTTGCCGGACTGGTCAATGGTGATCTGCTGCGTCAGGCGGTACCGGCCAGCCGGCCAGAACACCGCGGCGCCGTGGTCTTTGGCCCAGGTGTAGGCGGCCTGACAGGCGGCGGCATCATCCGTCACCCCGTCGCCCTTGGCTCCAAAGTCCTTGACGCTGACCGTCTCAGCCAGCTTGTCACGGGTGATGCGCTGGATAGCGGTAGAGGCCGGGTGGCGATGGACGCCCATGGCGGTGTCAGCGCGGGTCAGCGGGAGGGTCATGTTGCGGATCCGTAAAAGGGGGCATGCACAGCGACCGTCACGCCGGCAGGCGGGGCCTCGGCGAAGGTCAGGGTTTCGGCGGTGGCGGAGAGGCTGAAGCAGCCGGGGGGCTGTGTGACGCCGCCGACGATGACGACGTAGCGGGCCGGGTTGGTGGACAGCCGGCCGGGGATGGCGAAGGTGTTGGACGCGCCATTGCCGGTCGCCGTCCATGTCAGTTCCGATCCAGCGCCGAACGTCGCCGTGGGTCGGTTGTCCGACCAGATCGTTTCGGTGGGGGGCAGGCCGTCGACCGTCTCCACGACGGTGGCGATGGTCTCGCCCTGTTGGGCGGTTGTCTGCTCCACCGTGGCGACGCGCTCCTCCGTCGTCGGCGGCTTCTTGGCAGGCAGGTACTGGCGGGGGCGCATCTGAACCATGCTGCGACAGTGCAGCGGGCCAGGACGCGCCCCCAACGCACGGCTATTCGGCCGCCGGCTGGAGCGCGGCGAGTTGGGCCTTTGGGTATGCGGCCTTAACTGCCGCGCGAGCTTCCAACCACTCGACGGTGGCGGCAGGCAGGCTGGCGCCGACATCCCGCAGCGCCTCCGCCATCTTGGCGATAGCGTCGATCTGGTCGCCGATTGATGGGTATGCGGCGCTTCGCAGTTGCGCGTATGAAAGGGCCGGAGCGGGGGCGTCCGGGATCGCACCGCCGTTGCTGGCGATCCAGGCGGCGACAGGCTCGGCGTGCCATGTCGCGCAGGGCCAAGGCAGAACGGTGATGCTGCCGCCCCCATGGCTGACAACGACGCTATCGCGCTTACTGTCCGCATAATGCAGAGTTTCGATCTTCATCAGAGCCTCGCGTCCAGGGTGACGATCTCATCAATTGCGTAAAAAGCTCCGGCAGCATTCGAGGCGATGTACCAAGAAGCCCCGTATCGGTTGACGGCCGTTGTGCCTGGAGTGCCGGACAGCAGGTTAGCCCGCGTCGATCCAGCAAAGGTTACAGCCGGCACCGCGCGCATCTCGGACTTGTAGGGGATGTTACCGTACAGGTAATGACTGGCAGTCGATGCGACCGATCCGAGCGAGACGCGCGAATACTGAATGAACCGTGAAAGAGATGCGAAGATTTGCTCATACGGCGTGTGAACCCAAGGAGACGCTTTGTTCCCGCGCTCAAGTCGCACGCTGCGAAGTGAAAAATCGAATGTTGAGGTTGCGGGAAGATAGAAGCGGACCTTCACGCAATCGTTCATGTTTGTTCCGTATGTCTTCCCGGATGTCGCCGGGAAAGTCATCGGCTTCTCGTAGAACGCCAAGGCGGCGCCAAGAGAGATGGTCTCGGAGTAGACCACGACATCGGACGAAGGCGAACCGCCGGTCCCAAAAAACTGCACCACCTCGATCTTGACGGGCGTCCCGGCCGAACCCGCACCGGCGTAGAAACTCAAGCAGCCATCACCGCCGTTCAGCGTCGACCCGTCTTCGATCCGCTGCTCAAGGATGCGATAGGCGCCTCCCGAGCCGGCCACCGTCTGGTTCCAGCGCAGGCCGTTCGGAGCGCCAACTGCGAACGGGCCGCCATCCAGACCGGCCGTGAAAGTGCCGGCAGCCCCGTCATAGAGAACACGCCAGATCGACGCCACATGCGTTCCGCTCGCCGGGTTGCTGAATGATGCCCCCTCCAGCCACACAACGAAGTCGCCATTGATGATGTGGTTGATCGTGCGCGGCGTCCCGACAAGGTTGTGCCCAGATAGTGCCGGCAATCGTCCGCCGGCATCCGGGGCGACCTTGGCAACGTCCGCCGAGATGTCCGCCAGTGTCCGCGCCGTCGTCCCGCCCGTCGCCGTCACCACCGCCTGCGAGGCGTCGCCGTTGGTGGCGAGCTTCCCGGCCAACTGGTCGGACAGCCCCACGACATTGGCGAGCGGCACTTCGCCCGTCACCTCCTTCGCGAAGCCGATATAGCCGCCGACGGTCACGCCTGCGGGGGCGGGCTCAGCCAGGGTGATGGTGCCGCCGCCGGGCGTCTTGGTGACCGTGTAGGCCCCGCTGTTCGGCGGCTGCAGGACTCCGCCAACCAGAAGCGTCACCTGCGCCTGCGACATCAGCGGGACCGTTGTCGGGATCACCGTCTGCACGCCGTCGGACACGAAGGGCTGGATCACATCGGACACCAGACCGGCCTGGAGCGCCTGCAGGGTGAGCGCGTCGAGCGCTTCGACGCTGGTGTTCGCGGCGACCAGCTTGCCGTTGACGTCGAAGCCCATCACCTGCCCGGCGCGCTCGCTCAGCGGCGGCAGGGTGCCCACGCCCTCTTCGTCGTCCGGCGGGCGGATGGCGCGGGCGTTGTCGTCGTCAAGCTGCTGGGCAATCGCGGTGTTGCGGTCCAACTCGCGGTTCAACTGCGGCACCTTGAAGGCGCCCGCTGCCGGGAAGTCGGTCAGGCGGTCGATGGGGATGCGGCGAACGATGGAGACCTTCGTGTTCGAAACCGCGGCGGTCAGCGTGACGGTGCCGGTGGAGCCATTCCCGCCGCTCACGCTGTAGTGCGTGCCCTGCGTCTTGAGGGCGCCCCCGACGTAAACCCGGAGGTCCGACGGCGAGAAGAACGGGAACGGCACCGCGAAGATGGCTTGCGGCGTCGCCCCCACGGCATAGGTCTTGCGCGGCTTCTGATCGGTGATCGCCATGATTCGTCCTGCCCTGGTCTATGCCGGCAGGATCAGGCCTCGCGCGACAGGACTCCAACGCACCCCTGAACGCGAAAAGGGGCCTGTATGATGCAGGCCCCTTCATCATTACCGCGGCGCCATCGCCCCCAGGTCCGGCGGGCGTTCCGGCGCCCCCTGGCCGGGCCGCCACCAGAACCGCTGGCCGTAGTCCTTGCGGGCGCGCTCCTCCATGCGGCTGAAGCTGTCCCGGTACTGCGGATCGATCATGGCTTGCAGGTTGTCCATCACGGCCCGGTCGACCACCAGACGGGCGTACCAGAGGTTCGCGCCCGGCAGGTTGTAGCGGATGGCCCGCGCCACCTCTGCGCCATAGTGGCTGGGCTTGCCGTCCATGATGGCGCGGTAGTTCGGCACAGCCAGGCGGGCGGCTTGGTCGACCAGCCCGAACACCGGGCCGGCCAAGGTGACGGACAGGCCCTGCTGGTTGCGGTCCAGCCCGGCCTGGAGGAAGTCGCCGAAGATGCCGGCACCGCCGCCCTGCATGGCCGCTGCCCCCCAGAACTTCGGGTCATCGATCCGGCGAGGATCCTTGCCGCTCGCCACCTGACGGGCCTGGATCGAGAACGCGCCCGCCACCGTCAGCAGCGTGGAAAGGGCCGCGAACCCCGCGACCTTGCCGGGGGTGGCGTCGATGAAGGTCCGGGCAAGGTGCGTCGTCGCCATGGTGATGGAGAAGGACTTGAACAGCATGGCGGACCGGGCCACTTCGCCCATGATCGTCCCGCGCTTCAGGCCGGCGGTGGTCAGCTGCCGAACGCGGGCGTCAGGCTCCAGGATCGCGAATGCCCGCTCCTCGATGATCGCGCCCATCAGCTTCTCGCCCAACCGCCGATCCGACACGTTGGCCGGGTCGAAGAAGCGGGCGCCCTCATGCTCGACCAGCGGCGCCGCCCGGATTGTGTCCCATTCGGCCGCGCTGATGCCGTAGCGGTCCAGCATCCGGCGGAGCGGCTTGGACACATCTCCCTTGGCCTTGCCGACGTTGTCCGCGATGAAGCCCATAAGCTCCATCTGGAACGAGGTCTTCAGCGCCTGCGTCCAGGCCCCCAACCCCTGCGCCCGGATGACGAAGGACGCCATGCGGCCGGTGACCCCCTGGCCAACAATCTCGTCGGCAAAGCGCTTGCTGCCGATGGCCGAGTCCATGACGGCGTGCGAGACGATGCCCATCCGCATGGCGAAGGCCCAGTCCGCCTCCGACGCCGGGTTCAGCTGCTTCATAACGCTGCCCAGCAGCTTCACCACTGGCACGCCGTTGGCCTTGGCCGCCCAGGCGACGGAGACCGAGTCGGCCGGAATGGCGGAGATGAGCGCCGATCCCAGCTTGGACGCGGTCAGCAGGTTGCGCGTTCCCCCGAAGATGCCGGCGATAAGGTCAGACTCTGCGCCGCCCAGCCGGCCCGACAGGAGGTCATAGGCGCGGCCGATAGCGCCGGCACTCTCCACCGCGCGCATGGGGTTGAGGCGGGACAGCGTGCCCAGGTCGCCTTCGGCCTTGGCCGCCAGCTCCACCACGGCCCTGATCGTGGCGCCATGCTTCGGCCCTAACACCTCGGTCAAGGCGATGTCCCGCGCCATGCCCTCCAGATGGCCGGTCAGCACGTCGAAGATGCCACCGGAGCCCGCGCCGAACTGATCGTTGTAGGCAAGCCACCCGTCCGCGTTCTGCCACTGGAACACGCGCCGCTCATTGTGCCGGCCGTAGCTGCCTCCCTTACCCGGTGGGGGCGGCAAGTCGCTGGTGATGTTGTCGAAGGCCTGCGTCAGGAGGTCGTTCAGCTTCATCCCGGTCATGGGCGCGCCGGTCTCGAAATCAAGCACCTGCAGGTCTCCGCGGCGCACGGCGTCCGTCATGTGCCCAACCCAGGCGTCGCGGCCCTCCTGCTTCATGCGCTTGGCGTCGCTGATCTGCGGAACGCGCCAATCATCCTTCTTCGTCAGGTCGCCGCCGCCGGCAATGAACCGGTCAGCGCCGTATTCGGTCGCGTCGCGCCAGCCCTTGGCCGCGCTCTTGGCTGCGCCGTCGTTGGTCGATTCGCCGAACAGTTCCCGGATCATGTTCCGGATCCCGACGGTGTCCTGGGTCAGGCCCGCCGCCTTGCTTCGATAGGCATTCAGCCCCGCCTCGAAGCGGCGCATGAGTTGGCCCAACACCACCTCCTTGGTGGTCTCCACGCTGGGATAGGTCGCCTTGCCCCGCATGTCCCGCACCAGCAGGGCCATTCCGCCGGCAGCTACGCCGTCAGGGTGCGCCTGCACGTCGTCCAGCACCCGAGCCGCCGCCAGGATTTGCTTGGCAGTCCTGGCTTTCTCCCGCTCCGCCGCCTCCTTCATGATCCGGGCCGTCTCGGCTATCGCCGCGGAGGTCGCCGCATCGCGCGACATGCTCTCGGCATACTGGCGCTCAAGGTCGGTGATCATCCGTAGCGCCTGCTCGGCGGCCTCGCGCGACAAGGCTCCAGTCTCAACGCGACCGTCGAGGCACTTCTTGATGCTGAAATCGCTCATTCTGCCGCCACTCCAAAGGCGCATGCCGCGACCATCGCGGCGTCATCGATTGCCCGGTCCGCCTCGTCCATCAGGTCCATCGCGGACCGGCGCAGCGTCACGAGCTTGCCGGCCTCGTCGACCGTCTCCCCGACCGGCACGTCGAGATCTCGCGCGGCCATGGCGCGGTTCACTTCCTGGAAGAGCGCTTCGTGCGTGTCCGGGGCCGAAGCCACCTCTTCCGCCGGGCGGGCGGCGGGCGCCTCGCGCGGGGCCTCGGCCGTCAGCCGCTCGCCTGACAGGATTTGTTCGGCGCTCAGCGGCTCCCCGAACAGGCGCGGCCCGGCGGTGTTCTTGCCGGCCTCGTCCAGGTAGCCGGACAGCATCTCCGCCACGCGGGCGCGGCCGGCGGGCTTGCTGAAGGCGTCGTCGCGGAACATGCCGGCCAGCAGCATCCGCGCCGTCGGGCTGAGGTCGTCGCCGAAAAGGCCCATCTGCTGAGCAAGTTCGGCAACCGCCCGGCCGGACGCGCGGGCCTCTGCCACCATGCGGACGGCTGCCAACAGGTCGCGGGTCACGTCCATCCCGGCTTCCACCTCTCCCCGCGCCACCGCGGCGCGCATCCTGGCCCACGGCCCAGCCACATCGAGGAGGGCGCCGCCGATCGCGCGGATATCGCTGTCTGCGTCCTCGACGATCCGGCCTATGATCGCCGCGTCGCCATAGGCCCGGCCCAACAGCGCGCCTTCCAGCCGCTTCCGGCCTTCCTGGTTCAGGGCGCCGGCCGCGTCCACCAGGGAGCCGCGCTCGGATGCGGGCAAGCTATCGAGGAAGGACCGAACGAACGGGCGGTTGCCGGCCGCGGTCACATCGCCGCTGGTCAGCCTGCCCAGCGCGTCGTCGGTCAGCCGGCGGGCGTCCGCAAGGGCAAGCTCCGTCGGGCTCATGCGGGCGGCTGTGGCGGTGTTGGCGTCGCGCGCGAAGGCAGCCCGGCCGGCGGGGTCCATCTCCGTCTTGCGGACGGCGACCAGCACCGGGTTCTTCATGTCCGCGGCGGCCGGGTCCTGCGTCGCCACCCATTCCCGGTACCGGGCGGCGCTGTCGCCATCGGCCTCGTACGCCCGGCGGATGGCGGACACCCGGCCGTTGCCGCTCTCGACCACGCCATCAGGCCCGATGATCGGCGCGCCCGTGGCGGCGTCCGGGCTGCGGCCCAGGCGTTCCGGCTGAAGGTTGGCCGCGATGTCGGCAATCTGCGTCTGCGAGGCAAGGCGCGTCCGGTCGCGCGGCTGAAGCTCGGCCGGGAAGGTCGGGTTCACCGATCCGTCCGCGCCGTGGCTGCTGATCAGGCTGTCCGCCTCGACCGCCCGGTATTCCACGTCGATTGCTTGGCCGGAGGAGGTGAAGACGCGCGACGGACCGGCGGCGTCGTTCGCCGGCTGCGGGACGGTTAGAGCCCCAGCCCGCGCTTCCTCCCGCGCCGGCGCAACGATGTCCTGCACCTCGACCGGCCGGCCCGCCTCCAAGTCCTGCGCCGCCTTAGTCATCGCCTGGGCGTGGGCCTGTTCGCCGATGGCGGTGGGACCCAGCGGGTTGGAGGCGCGCACCTCTACATCCCGCTCGGTGACGTTCAGCGCGTCCTGCACCTCGCGCGGGAGCTCTGCCCGGTTCCGGCCGCGCAGCCATTCGATCCCGCGCCCTACGGCCTTCAGCCCGCCGCCGATGATGGCGCCGCCGGCTGCTGCCCCGGCGACGTTCTCCAGCGCGTCGGTCAGTCCATACTTCGGGTCCACCTGTTGCTTGAACGGCGCGGTGCTGGCCTCGATGACGGCTTGCGATCCGGCGGCAATGCCAGCCTCTACCGCGGCGGTCCGCAGGATGCCCGACGCGGCGCCCGCGCCCATGAACATGCTGGCGATGTTCAGCGGGTCGGTCATGGCGCCCGCGATGCTGCCCAACATTCGGCCGGAGAAGCTGCCGAAGGTCTGCGGACGGGCGGAAAGCTGGTCCGCCGTCTCCTTCACCCCGCGCGCCTTCTCGACGGCGTACTGCTGGCGCTCTTCGTCGCCAGGGTAGGACAGGGACAGGTCAGGCCGCTCGGCCTTGATCTGGTCGAACCGCTGCTGATTGAAGCGCTCGACGGCGTCGCGGTTCGGGCCGGGCGCGGCAGTCTCCGGGTTCGGCAGAGCTTCGCCGGTGGCGGCCTCGAAAGCGTCGAGGGAGCGCTGCACGGCCTCCGCCCGGTGCCGCCACAGGGCGTCCGTGCTCTCGAAGTCGCGGGCCTCGCGATAGTTGGCGAGATAGGACTCGGCAAATGCCGGCGGCAGTTCAGCCGGCGGCGCGGATCGCGCGCGGGTCAGCGTGTCGGCGGTGTCGGTGTTGTACAGTCCAAGCAGCATGAAGGCCCCTCCGTCCCATGCACTACGGCACGGACTGAGGGGCCTTCCCAACGCACGGGGCGGCTACTTCGCCGCCACCTTCTTCGACAGGTCCAGCACGAACGGCTGCTTGTCCGGACCCTGCGCAAACCCGCCGCCAATCTCCACCAGATACCGGCCCGGCCCCGCGTCGTGCAGCGTGCCCAGCCGACGGAAGTCCTTGGCGCTGATCGCCGTGCCGCTGCCCGTCGTCATGCCGGCAAGGTCTTCGTCGGTCAGCCCGTCGACCAGCCGGCCGAAGTCGCTGGAGGACATGCCGGGTTTCGGCGGGATGATCTTCGGCACCCCCGACCAGCCGAAGAACTTGGTTCCCTGCCCCCACTCGACCACGCCGCCGGTCACATCGGTCAGCGCCTGCCGCAGCCGGGACTCGTCCAAGGTGCCGGCCCGGTCATTCGCCGTCACGGACAGGTCGGCATAGCGCGCGAGGGCGGCCCGCTCGATGGCGTCGCGGGACTTCGGCATGTTGCCCACAGCGGACCCCAGCCAGTCGTTCACCGACTGCCGGACGGCCTTGTCCTGCGGCAGGATCTTCTTGTCCAGATCGATCTGCGACTGCCCCCGGACGATCGACAGGCCAAGGTCGGCGCTCTGCTGGTAGAGCATGCCGGCCGCCGCGAACACGGGATCGTCGCCGGCCACCTTCTCCAGCGTCGCGCGGAGGTGGTCGCCGTCCAGGGACCGGCCCAGCGTGCCGACGATCCGGGCGCGCGTGCCAGCATCGCCGTTCGCCCAGGTCGCCTTGAGCGTGTCGATTTCCGGCTTGGTCAGCACCGGCACCGGCCCGCCCACCTGGAACATGGAGGAGGTCGCCGCCGCCGTCCGCTGGCGTTCCTGAAGGGCGGCAGCCGCCGCGTCCGGCTGCGACCAGTCCACGGCGGGCAGGGCGGGGGCGCCACGCAGGCCCGAGACATAGCCCAGCGGGTCGGACTTCAGCGCCTCCATCTTCCGGGTGTTGGCCGCCTCCATGTCCTTGATCAGGTCGGGGTCAACGCCCGGCCGGACGGTGTAGGACGGCACCGGGGTTGCCTTCTCTCCGAAAACGCCCGGCCGGTAAAAGGTGTGGTCGCCGATGGTGGCGGAAAGGAACTGGTCCTTGCCCGCGCCGAAGTCGGTCCCGCGATCGGCGGAGATCTTCCGGTTCAGGAAGTAGGTCGCGCCGCCGGTGGGGTCCGGTCGCTTGCCCGCCGCGATTTCGTCGATGATCTGCCCGACCGCCGCGCGCTGCTGGTCGCTGCCCGGCGGCAGGTTCCGCCAATCGCCGCCGGCCTTCATGACCGGCTCGAACTGGTTCTTCTGGTTGATGACCGAGTCGACGGAGCCGCCCCAGCCCGGGTGGCGGGTCCGGTTCAGGACGGTGTAGATCACGCCGGCCAACCCGTCGGGCCCCTGGTTGCCGGCTTCCGCCAGGGCGGTACGGATCAACGCCTCGCGGTCGCCGGGAGCGATCGGCACCGTATCCGCCGGGGTGGCGCGGGCCTTCTCCTGAAGCGAGCGGATCGTGTTGGCGGTCTCGGTCGGGGGCTTCCATGCTTCGTTGGCAAGTGCCTCCTGACGCTGGAACCCACGGGTCAACTCGCTCGCGGTGCGGTAGTCCCGGACGGACATGGCGCGCTGCACCAGCGCGTTCACCTCGTCGCCGTTGGCAGTCCCGACCTTGAACCTGTCCTTCATTACCTCCGCCTCAACGGCGACCTTCTGCCGGTCGGCGGACTGGAAGCCCGACCACTTGTTGATTTCCGCACCGACGCGCCCCCGATAGCTCTCCACCTCGTTCGGGGTCAGGCCAAGCTTCGGATCGTTCAGCAGGGTTTCCGCTTCCTGATAGGCTCCCTCCGGCCCCTTGCTCTCGAATAGCGACTTCGCCCGCCCGACGATGGCTTCCGCCTTCGCCTTGCCGGCCAACTCGTCCGCCTTCAGGTCGGCGTGATCCTGCGACCAAAGCCCGGCCTTCACGCCGTCGTTCAGGTAGGACCGGAAATCCGCCAGCCCCTGCACGAACCGATCGTCGCTCATCTGACCGCGATAGGCGTAGCCGAGAACGTCGGTCTGAGCGGCGTCCAGCCGGGCCTTCACCGAATCAGCGGTCAATGCGCGCTGCTTGGTGATGGCCGCCCCCTGGATCGACGACAGCGACGACAGGCCTTCCATGCCCAGCGTCTTCCGCGCGTGATCGGCATAGGCCAGCGGCACCCCGCCAAGGGTGCCGTCGGTGTAGGCCTGCCACTCCTTCTGGAATGCCGCCGGATCGTCGGGATACTTGCCCTGCAGTTCGATGCGCTTGGCCCGTGCGCCCAACTCGAAATCGGCAGCCCATTTGAGCTTGGCCTGTTCCGAGAACTGATCGGCGACGGACAGTAACTGGTGCGAAGCGTTCTGCGCAGAGGCAGCAGTCTGCCCCCAGGAGTCGGCGGCGGCAAGCGCTGCGGTCGGCCGCACCTCCGGCGACGGCTGGAGGAGAACGTTCCGGTCCTTGCCGGTGGGGAGTCCAGTGCCTGCCATTTACTTGATCCACCCGTCCTTAAGGCCCGTCTTCGTCATGCTCGCCCCGAAGTCGAGAAGGGACGTTGCGCCGCGCATGTACCCGCTGGTCAGCGCCGTAGAGGCAGCCGCACCCGACTGTTCGGCGGACTGCCGGGCGCTCTCTGCCCCGTTCAGGATGTTCAGGCGGCTGACCCGCATGTTGTCCATGGCGTCGTTCGTCACGTCGTCGCGGATCGTGAGCGCCGTCGGGCTGGTCAGCGAGTTACCACGCCCGGCCCGGATGGCGTCGATGGTCGAAAGCTGGCTGGTCAGCTCCTCGCGGCGCGCGGCCTCGTCCTGCAAGGCCTGTGTCCGCAGCTGCTGCTCGCGCTGCTGCTGCTGCTGTTGCTGCGCCTTCAGCGCGGCTGACTGCGCCTCGCCCTGTTTGATGCTGCTGTAAACCCCAACGGCGGTGCTGACCGCAGAGAGGACAATCGGGATAGCGGCCATCGCCATCAGAGAATTACCTCCATGCTGACGCCCAGGATGGTCATGGGCAGCGGTTCATCCTGCGTAATCGTGACGGTTGGTTCCTTGGATCGACCCAGCATCCCGGCCTCAATCCATTCCGTTCGGGCTGGGGGCGCGGTGGTCACGTCTTCCCCGATCTGGTGCGCCTCCATCACACGGTCGCCGACGCGGACCCGCAGGGCGTCGAGGATGTAGATCCGCACGCGGCTGACGCGCTTGACCCGCGCCGCAACGCCGCCGGTCGCCAGCTTGGGTTCGGGAGGCAACGTCTCGATGACAGGCCGGAAGTAGCGGCCAAGCTCCAGCGTCGCCCCGCTAACCCCCAGGTCCGGTACCGCGCCTCCTGTTGCGATGCTGACGGGACCGAACGCCGAAGTGCCGGAACGCGCCTGCACCTCCATGCCGGCGAACAGCGGCGCTGCGCCGGTGCTGCTCGGTAGGACCGCCGCGCCGTCGGTGCAAAGCGCCTGGTCGAAGCGCTCCAGCCGCCACGCCGTTCCGGTGGCGAATTGCCGCTCGACCGCCACGAAGATGCGGCCGGCAAGGACGGCGACCGATCGATAGGCGCCCTCCGTCTCCCACAAGCTCCACCCGAGCACCTGTTGCGATTGGATGGAGTGCATCACGGCCATGCTGCCGTCGGCATTGACCGCGAAGGCGTAGCGCTCCGGTTCGCCAGCAGCCCCGTGCGTGGCGGCCATGTCCAGCGGCGACCGGAGCAGATGGGCGGCCAGCAGCGCGAGGTCTGCGGCAGTCCAGCTTTTCGTGACATCGCCCGTAGGCCTCACGTCCATGACGCCGGAGCCGCTGACGTGCTGGTACAGAACCCCCTCGTCGAAGGAGACCGGCCGGACGGTGCTGCAGCCGTTGGCGCTGACCTTGTTGAACTGAATGCTGGTCGGCCGGATCGGGTTGGCCGCCGTCTCCGGGACATAGTAGGGCCCCTGATCGGTCAGGATCAGCAGGTGTTCCGCGCTGACGAAGTGCCGCACCTGCGCAACCGCGCCGTCGCCGACATCCTCGAAGATCGCGTCGGCGTCCTCCGCCGTGCCCAGGTCGAAGTCGTAATGGGCGCCCACGCGGCTGGCCAGGACCGACGACGGCAGGCGTGAATGCCCGCCCATCCACAGCCGGTCCCGGTGCAGCCCCACGGCTGCCGGATAGCCATAGACCGGCGACAGATAGGGCTCATCCCACAGTCGGCAGGGCAGGGGTGCAATCTCCACGGCGGCGGACGCTTTGCCCTTACCGAGCGGGCTGTCGATTTCCTCCGTCGCCTTGAACCCGATTTCGCCCTCGGTCACCACCACGTCGATGGTCCGGGCGACAGGATCGACGGCGATGATCTGTCCCTTCGCCGCGCTCTCCCGCCCCTCGACAACATGGTTCACGCGGAAGCCGTCCGTCGTGTCGAGGGTGATCCGAAATGACGGGGGCAGGGCCTGCAGCACTGTCCCGGTGGCGCTGGTCGGGCTGGTGACGCCGGTCACAAGGATCTCGGATCCGATATAGCGCACCCGCTGTCCAACATGGGCGGCTTGCCACACGCTGCTGCTCGCCGTGATCGTCACCGCGCCATCGCGCGCGCTGGGCTGAATCGTCGCGTCGGGATCGGAGAACTTGTAGTAGGGCTGCAGCAGGGCGCCGCCCGGTCCCTCGTCTGCTGTCCATGCCTCGCGCGACCACGAGGCCGCGCCGGTGCGCTTCACCACCTGCAGGGACCAAGACCGGCAGGCCAGGATCACCGTGTCGCCAGCCTGAACCCAGGTCATGGCCGCGACGTCATCGGCCGTCCACGGGCAGCCGGTCAGCCCGCCGGCAGCGGTGCCAGTCGGCAGATAGGCATCCATTCGGCCGGCGCTGAACGCCAGCAGATATTCCTGATCGGCGCTGAACGTGAACTCGACCAGCCGGGCGCCAGTGACCAGCGGCCCAAGGTCCAGCGACCCGGGCCGGCGCGTCACACCGCCAGCGTTCAGCAGCCGCACGTTCCGCAGCTTCTTCGCGCCGTCCTGATGCTGCTGGGTGTCCGAGCGGCGGGCCATGGTCGGGGATAGCTCGCCAGCCCCGAACGTCGCCTTATCCGTCCAGGCCTTCACTGCCCAGCCTCCCGGCCATAGCCGACGGAGCCGCGCGCCTCCAGCAGGGCGGAGCGAGCCGGCTTGCGTGGGGACCGGCGGCGGCTGTCCACGCGGCGCGCGGCGGCGAAGGCGCGGTCAGCCGCCTTGTCGCGGAGGTCCGCCTTGTCATAGTCCTCCGACAGCGACCGCAGGAACAGGGCTTCAAGCCGGGTGACCAGCGCGGCCCGGAACTCCGCCGGCCACTGCCGCACCGGCGGGCGCCAACGGCCGATGGCGACGACGCCATCCTCGACGTTGCACAGCACCACGTCGGACATTGATTCCCACGGCACCGGCCGGCCACACACCTCAAGGCGCTCCACCTCGAAGGTATCCGGCACCTGATAGGCGAATAGCCACGCGGTGTCAGTGCCGGGTACGTCCACCCGGTTCAGAAACTGCGCGGTGTGGGTCCATGTCCATGGGTAAGCAAGCTCGGCGCCAAGCACCCGCTCGAAATTATGCGTGGCGACTTCGGCCTCGCTGGTGCCGTCGTCCATGCTGGTGATCGGGCTGTTACCCGTCGCGGTCAGCGCCGCGTTGATCAGGTCGATTTCGCTGGTGATCTGTTCCGCCATGGCCGTGCCCTCGTCGCGATCCTGCGACAGTGCGGCGCCCGGCCCCTCCACCCCAACGCACCCCCAAAAGAGAAAGGCCCCTCCCCCGAGGCGGTGGGGGAAGGGCCTTTGCTGACACCGCGTGAGGCGGTCGCGGCGTCAGGTCTCGGGGTTGGCGGTCTCGGCCTTGGCCTTCGGCTTGGTCGCCTTCGGCTCGGCTTCGGCCTCGATCGGTTCCAGGGCCTTACCCGGCTTGACGCCTTCGGGAAGCGTCACGATGGCGCCGGGCTCGACCAAGGATCCGTTGATGAAGGAGGTGGAGAGGACGCGGTACTTCATGGCTCAGCCTCAGATCGCGTAGCCGGCGGGGTAGGTCTTGGTGTCGTAGACCCCCGTGACGATGCCGGCGGTGAACTTGCCGGCGGTCAGCGGGCCGGTGCTGACGCTGTAGTTCAGCGCCAGATACCGCTCGTACGGGCCGCGCGGAAGGCGCAGCTTCATCTCGTAGCCGGCCGCCAGAGTGGCCTTGCCGATCGCGCCGCTGTCGTAGATGACGGCCGGGCTGGACATGGCGGAGTTGTCGTCCGTCACGACCTGGATGTTGACGGTGGCAGCACCGGCAGCGGCGGCGGCCTCCGTCACCAGCACGTAGAGTTCCAACTCTTCGCCGGCCCCGATGTCGCGGGCAACCCCCAGGTCGATGACGTTGGTGGAAACAGCGGAGGAGGTGACCGCCTGCGCGCTGCTGAACAGGTTCTGTGCATCGAGGATCATGGTCGGGTCCTTCGTCAGGCTGCGGGTCAGACGACCCGCGCCTCGGTGTTCAGGATGGCGTCGGTGGCGCGCATGGGCAGGCCGTCGAACATCGTCACGCGCTTACCCGCAACCGATTCCTCGGTCAGGTTGTAGGCGATCTTTTCCAGAATGCCCTTGCGCAGAGCGGCCCGGACGGTGCGGTTCATCACCCACACGGCGGTGCCCATGCCCATCTGCGGGATGCGCTCTTCGGCGTCGATCATGGCGTTGATCAGCGCCTTCTGAGCGGTCGCCGAAGTGCGGATATCCGACACGTCGACGTTGGCGATGCGGACGG